AATAGAAGAAATTTTAGAGACGCAGCCTGAAAAAGCTGTATTGGTAAGAGAAGCTGATCAAGACTTCAAGACCAAAATTAGAGAGATGGAAATCGACTTAGAGTCTTTTAAGACCGAAGTTGACGACAGGAAGGACGCACGAAAGACCTTTGGCGATGATCCTGTTCCAAAGATATTTGCTATGGTTGCGCTAATCGGTTTTCTGGGATACGTCTTTATGGTCACTATTCAGCCTCCTGACGCTAACGATGACGGAGTAGTTAACCTAATCCTAGGTTATTTAGGTGGACTTGTTTCAGGCATATCTGCTTATTTCTTCGGCGGCAGCAATGGAAAAAAATAAAATGAAAAAGCTTCTTGAGATGTTAAAGCGTCACGAGGGTGAAGTAGTCACCAACGGCAGGCACGTAGCTTACAAATGCCCTAGCGGTTACTGGACGGTGGGTGTTGGACGAAATATTGATCCCAATGGCGGCATAGGTCTGTCGGACGAAGAAATTGATTTTCTTCTGGAAGGCGACATAGCTAGGGTCATAAAAGAGCTAAGCTCTGAATATCCTTGGTTTAATGACCTTGATGATGTGCGAAAAGATGCTATGATTGACATTAGTTTTAATCTTGGTGCCACACGTCTGCGTGGCTTCAAGAAAGCGTTAGCCGCCATGGAAGTGGCTGATTATACCCTCGCAGCAAAGGAGTTCCTTGACTCAAAATGGAGTCGGGACGTTAAAGGCCGCGCACATGAACTCGCATCCATGATCGAGACAGGTGAATACCTATTATGAGGTTAGCGAATGCCCTTAGCGAAACTACAATTCAGACCCGGTGTTAACAAAGAAAACACTAGCTATTCTAACGAAGGCGGTTGGTCTGACTCCGACAAGATCCGGTTCCGATTTGGATTCCCCGAGAAAATAGGCGGTTGGACTAGACAGTCTAACTACAGCTTTCTTGCGCCCTGTCGCGCCCTTCACTCCTACGTAACCCTGCAAGGCTCGTTGCTCATGGCCGTGGGCACTCGTTATAAATTCTATATTAACGAAGGCGGCTTCTACTACGACATTACCCCTATCCGGGCTACCACTGCCGCGGGCGACGTGACGTTTGGCGCGACCAACGGATCAACTACTATTGACGTTGCAGATAATAACCACGGGGCCGCTACGGGGGATTTTGTTACCTTTAGCGGCGCAGTGTCGCTTGGCGGTCAAATCACCGCCGATGTTTTAAATCAAGAATATCAGATACAAGTCGTGGACGAGAACAACTACACCATCGAAGCGCGTACGGTGTCCACGATTGCGTCTATTACAGATAATGGCGTGCTTAACCCTACTTTGGTCACGGCCGACGGGTCAGACACGGGTAACGGCGGTGCAAGCGTAGTCGGCACTTACCAGATAAACAGTGGCTTGGGTGTTGTAGTTACCGGCACCGGATGGGGTTCAGGCGTCTGGGGCCGTGGCACGTGGGGTTCGTCCTCTACGTTGACCACTGTCAACAACGTGCGTTTGTGGGGCATAGACAATTTTGGTGAAGACCTTTTGTTTAACGCTCGTGACGGCGGTATTTACTATTGGGATACAAGCGCCAGCGATTACAACGTAGATAGGGCGGTTGCTTTAGCGGACTTGCCGGGAGCCGATCCGGGTACGCCTACTATAGCTAAACAAGTTATTGTCAGCGATCAGGATAGGCACACTATTGTTTTTGGGTGTGATGCTCAAAACAACGTAGGGGTTCAAGATCCCTTGTTGATACGTTTCTCCTCTCAAGAATCTTTGACGGAGTGGGATGCGGAGGTAACTAATACGGCGGGGGATTTACGGGTAGGGTCTGGCTCCGAAATTATAGTCGCGGTAGAAACGCGGAACCAAATCTTGGTATTTACAGACATATCCCTGCACTCTATGCAGTTTTTAGGTCCGCCGTTTACGTTTGGTTTGGCTCAGGTGGCGGAAAACATTACTATTGCGGGTCCTTCAGCGGTTACGGCCGTGGACGACAAAGTGTTTTGGATGGGTATCGGGGACTTCTACGTCTACACCGGTCAAACTCAGAAGCTTCCGTGCCCCGTACGCGCCTATATCTTTGACGATATAAACGTAGGTCAGATAGAGCTTACTGTTTGTGCCTTAAACTCTACTTTCTCTGAAGTCTGGTGGTTCTACCCTTCTGCCGGTTCTAACGAAAACGATCGCTACGTTATTTACAATTACGTAGAGAATACGTGGGCTATAGGCGCGTTGACGCGCACCGCGTGGCATGACCGCGGGTTGTTTAACGCGCCTATCGCGGCCTCTACGGACGGGTACTTGTATAACCACGAAAGCGGGCAGAACGACGGCAGCACTAATCCGCCTAGCGCTATTACTAGCTACATAGAAAGCAGTCAGATCAGCATTGGTTCTGGGGATGACTTTGTCTTCTTAAGCAAGCTTATCCCAGACTTGACGTTTGAAAACTCTATTTCGGACGCTCCAACGGTAGATTTCACGTTGCAGGCTCGAAACTTCCCCGGAGGCGCATACCTACAGACCGATACCTCTGGGGTGACGCAAAGCGCTACAACGCCCGTGGAACAGTTCACCGAGCAGACGTGGATTAGACTGCGTGGGCGATCGTTTGCGGTGAAAGTAGAGTCCGATACGACCGACACACAATGGCGTTTGGGCACGCCCCGGGTAGAAATTAGGCCAGACGGGAGAAGATAATGTCATCCAGACAGCTTACCCGTGTCTACTTTCCGAACCCGCCTGCCGAATATCAGCAGGATACGATTGCGGCTATTCAGGAAGCGTATGAGACACTGATCCGCCAGATACAGAACCCGGGCGATGTGCGGGCTACCGACATTACGTTGACTAACCTGCAAAGCGGGAGTGATCAAGGGCTAGAGGTCGGAGCAGTATACGAGAAAGAGGGGTTTTTAAAGATAACCTTAGCCAATTCTCCGAACGCATTAGGCGTCTCTGGGACCGGTAGCGTAGGGTCTGTTACAGTTAACACACCTTAGATAAGATGCTGTAGAATAGTGGTTTAAGTACTGATAAAATCGGGCAGAGGCCCAGATTAATCGAGGAGCGACTTAATGTCCGAAACGTCCGTATATTCACGCCCCGACCCGTTTGAGGTTCCGGACGGCGGCCTTGCGTCTTTTCTGACCGCAGATGTTGGCGATTGGGCCGATGACGACGCACCTTTGCCTAGCAGCGGTGTGGCCTCGGTTAAGCGAATAGCTGATGACCTAGCTAAGTTTGGCCGTTACGAAGATACGTACGTAGTTCACGCCGCGCAAGGCGAGACCGTTATTCCTATGGCCGTGTTTGAAGAAAACCCCCGCCTCAAAGATTCTTTGTTTCGACAGATGCGTTCTATGGGTATTGACCCCGACCGTTACGTTGTAGGCAGTGAGCTAAACTCTATCAACCCCATAACGGGTCAGCCCGAATTCTTTCTTAAGAAGCTTGGCCGAGCTATCAAGAAAGCCGTAAAGGGCGTAGTCAAAGTAATTAAGAAAGCCGCACCGATCATCCTTTCGGTTGGTTTAAACATTTTAGCTCCGGGTCTTGGCACTATTGCTGCCGGCGCACTAGGTAGCGGTATTGGCACATTAGTTCAAGGCGGAAACCTTAAAGACGCACTTAAGATGGCAGCTTTGGGTGGCGCGATTGGCGGATTGTTTAGCGGCGTGCAGGGCGGAATTCAAGGCGCTAAAGCAGGCACAGGGTTTGGCGCCGGGTTTAAAGAAGGCGTTACTGGCGCACTACCCGGCGCACAAGCCGGCGCACAAAGCGCCGCACAGAACACGATTTCTGAAGTAGCTAAAAGCAACGACATGATGGTTGCGGAACTAGCCGAGACACAGAGCGAGAAGATTCTAGCTAAAGCTGCGGGCACGACACTGTCCTCTTCCGGCGCGCCGGTCACGGCTCAAGAAGCGCTTACTGCGGGTATGCGTCAGCCTCCGGTTGGAATACCAAGCATTACTGCCACGGCTGCGGCACCTGCCGCTGCTGCCCCGTCGGTTCCCGCACAAATGGCTAATCTTGGCGCACAGCAACAAGCCGTTATGGCGGGTGGGGCAGGCGTTCCTGCTGCTGCGGCTACGCCCGATCAAATTGTTGCGGATCTGGCACAGCGACAGGCCGCGGCCAACGCAGCTCAAGCGCAAAGCGGATTAGTTAGCCCCGACGCACGACCCGGCTTCCGGGCAAACCTAAAAGATGCGTTTGTGGATACCGGCGCAGGAGACAAGGGTTTTGCGCAAAGCATGAAAGACGCTTTCTTGCCCAAGAAATACACGGCACGAGACTTTTTCGCGTCAGACCAAGCTTTTACAGACGCCGCGGGTACTGAGTTAGGTGATATGGCCATCAAGAAAGCCGCCGCAATGAATGAAACTGTTTTTGGTACGGGAATAGGCGCGATAGCAAAGCAGTACGGGCCGTTAGCTTTGGCCGGAACTGCGGTTATGGGCGCTACCGGTGGTTTCAAGGCTCCGGAGTTAGAAACCGAAATGCCTTTTGGCGGCGTAACCGGACAAGATCTTCTGGAACAAAACCCTGAGTTATACCGCACCGGACCATTGAATTATGCTCCACGTGAAACAACTCAAGTGGCGTCAACTCCTGTTGTTCCGTATACCCGCCTAGCACGGTCTCCTGAAACTCAGGCAGCCATCGCGGCATATCAGCCGAGACGCGTCTCTGCTCCTGTAGTTGGCGCAGCAAAAGGCGGCATAATGGACAGCCAAAATTTCCCCCGTCGTAACGGAGCTATAAATGGCCCGGGTACGGGAACTTCCGATGATATCCCTGCAATGCTTTCTGACGGCGAGTTTGTATTTACTGCCAAAGCCGTGCGCGGCGCGGGTGGCGGAGATCGCGACAAAGGCATACGTAAGATGTATCAGGTAATGAGACAATTCGAGGGAGTCGCGTAATGGCGGTAACAACCCAGA